AGAAAATTACAAAGGAAGAAGAATCAGACTTTATCCACATGATACATACATGCAAGAAGGAATCATCACAAATGTGGATGATTTAGGATTTACTGTATTGATCACAAAAGCTGATGAGAAGTCTGACTACAAAGTAGGATGCGCATATTTTTTAAATCATGCTAAACCTCTTAAATTCTGCTTTCTAGATTAAAGGAGAGCAACAAATGACAAGCACAGAATTAATTAAAGATATGCTTGAAAGACAGAAAGCATATGATGAGGAAGTATTTAAGAAACATAATGTTGACTATGTTTCTAAAGCTCAATTAGAAAGTGCGTTATTTGATGAATTAGGAGAATTGATGCACGCTCAGAAATCAGATTGGTGTTGGTGGAAATTTACGCAAGAACCTAAAGACGAAGCTAAAGTGTTTGAGGAATACATTGATGTTGTACATTTCGCTTTAATGTACGAAATCAAGTTTGGCTCAAGATGCTATCAATACGAGGACATTAAGTGGAATTACAACAAGCTAAAAACGGATTTAGGTTTTGGACAGGCATATGCGTTTAGCTGCGTAATCAGTTTAACACGAGATGATAACGTATTAGCTTACGTAATCGCATTAGGATTGCATTTAGGATATTCGTTTGGGGAAATCTACAACGAGTATATTCGTAAGAATGAGATCAATAAAGAAAGATTAGCGAAGGGGTATTAAGATGTGGGTTAGAAGTCAGGATAGAAAAAAATTAACAGAAATTCATGATGTGGAAATTGATAGTGGATTTAAAGTTTGGGGTAGTGGTTCTTTAATTGGCGAATATTCTACAGAAGAAAAAGCATTGAGAGTTCTAGATAGAATTGAAGAATTAATTGAGAATCAGTGCGGATTAACGTTCTATATGCCTGTAGATGATGAAGTGGTAACGGTAAAGAAAAGATTCAACTATGCAGAATTTCGCATGTTAGAAGAAAAAGAAAAGTGAGGAGATGGAAGTATGACAGAAAAAGATTTAGATGAATTTGAAAAAGAATTCGGATTTAAATTGTTGCCTACATCATTCAAAAAGCCTTTATCAGAAATCGCAAAAGAGGAATACAGAGAACGTATTGAATATGTGTGGAACGCAATTATTAATGACGATTCAAATGAGGAGGATGATAATGATTGAAGAAAGAATAGAAGCATATAAAAGAGACATAAGTAAATGTGAGACAGTAATATTGATAGAAACATTTGGTCGTTTAGCACACAATTTCTATATAGATTCAAAATGGAATGATGTTCAAATTAAAATGGACATTATAATTGAAGAAATTCTAAAAAGAACAGGAGAGCGAAAATGATAAATTTAAAGAACGGATACGTAATTACATCTGATGGAAAAAGCTTCACCTTGTTTCAATATGTACTTCAGGAAAGCAAAGATGGTAATGTAACGGAAGTCAAGAAACAGGTTTCCTTTCACTCAACTTTAGAGAGTGCATTACAAAGCTATTCTAATTGCGTGATGGCAGATTTGGTTAGCAATTATGATATGGATTTAAAGTTCGTTAAAGAAGCTATTGATGAGCTAAAAAGGGAGATAATGGCATATGAATAAAAGATATGAATATGGCGGATTTATATACTGTGATGATGATTTGTCAAAAGAAATAAAAAATTATGGTGGTATTTTATACGATTTGTTCTCAGAGTTAGAGCGTGATGGTAAAGCTGGATGTAGAGAGATTTATTACAGTAAAGAAAGTAATGAGCCTTATGAAGATTACGAAGATTTAATTGAATCAGAATTTAGTGAGCTAGAGGTAGATGAAAATGAATGAATATCAAAAAATGTTACAAGTTCTTGAAAAAGATTATCGATTTGCGTGTGGAAAAGCAATGATAGAAGAGACTGCTCGTGCCAAGGTATATTTTGAATTTTTGGCTAACCTTGCGGATAAAGAAACACCAAAGAAACCTGTAGATATTGAATTTGAACCATGCGGAGATTTGATGTTATGTTGTCCAACTTGCAAGCATGGAGTTGTGCCTATTCCAACGTATCATGGAAACAAATATTACCCTCGTTGTCCTTTTTGTGGGCAGTTGTTAAAAGGAGAAGAAGATGAATAATACAGAAAACAAATACAAAATGGCTTTGGAAATTGTACAACCATGTTTCGTATCTATGTTAAAAGAATTAGATGGCAGAGAAATGTGTGATACAGAAGCAATTAGCTTTTTGAATTTAAGAGAATTGGTTGAAAGAGCAACTCCAAAAAAGTTGGTGGCTACAAGGCATACACGAAGATGTCCATCATGTAATAGACAGATGAGTGATATTAATAATGCGCATCCAAACATGAAATTTTGCCCAAATTGTGGACAAGCATTGGATTGGGAGGTAAGAAAATGACCACATGGAAAATGTATAGCGAATCAAAACCGCTGTTTAGTGATTTGTATTTAGTAAAGTTTAAAGATGGATGCTTTTTAGGTGAATATGGGGTTTGCTATTATAGTCAGGAACATAAATCATTTGGTGAATTTATATCTTTCTATGATTCAGAAAGAGATGAAGATGATGAAGCGTTCGTTTCTTGCAAATCTATTGTTGCTTGGGCACCGTTCCAAAGAATTGATGAGGAACACAAAGAAAAAACTGCTGAGCAGAGGCTAGAGGAAAAAGTAGAAATAAAAGAAGCAATAAATCCAGAAGTGACTAATCTTGAATATTACAAAGATGAAATTCTAGAAAATTGCATTGAGGATTTAGCAGTAGTCAAAGGGAGACCTAAGCTATGCTATAAAACTAATTGCAATGACTGTGATTTTAAAATCAATCAAAAAGAATGTCATAAAATGGCAAAAGATTGGCTAAAGCATCTACACGAAAAACCAGTATACAAATTAACTAAATTTGAAAAAGAATTATTAGAATGCTATTCAGATGTATACCGTTTTAAAGTATTTAATTCTTTAAACGGGATGAAGGAAAAGGGATATTTTAAAGGCATTGATGATAATGAATTAATTGGAGAAATCCTAGCAAAATGTGAGGTGGTTTGATGATTTATTTCTTTGCAGGATTTTTCATAGGGGGCATAGTTGCAATGTTCCTTTATTCCTTAGTTGTTTCAGAGCGAATAAACGAATTGGAGCTTGAAAATGGTAGATTGATTGATGATCTTAATAAGGCCGAGTATGAAGTTAAAAAGCTCAGGTATTTACATAAGGAGGTGTCTTATGAAGGTTTTGAGGAAACGAAATAAACTAATTAAGGAAAGTACAGATGTACTTATTAAATTGAAAATCAGTGTTCCTGATGTAGATAACTGTAATTCATGCCATATCGTAGATTCCTTATTAAATGAAATTTGGGATGCAGCATGGAGTAAAGAAGGGGTCGAAGTAGAAGATTTGAAAGCTACATACATAAAGGAGAAAACAACGAAATGATGTATTTAAGTATGGCAATCCACAATATAGCGGTAATGATATTTACCGCATACATGGTAATTCACGTACATCCTATTTGGGCAGTTTGCATTTTATTCACTCATAGAATTGGAACTAAAATTGTACGTGTTCCAATCGAGGAAGATACAAAGGATGATGCAGTAGATGATAGCAATGAATCAGGTAGAGATGAGTTTTAAAAATGTAGAAAAAGCTCTGAAAGACAACAGATTATATGAAGCCTATGACGATATGGTATTAATTAAACAAGCTTTAATTGAGAGAGAAAGAAAAATATACGGATTGCAGCAGCATAACAGAAATTTAGAGGATAAACTAGGAAGGATAGGAGGTTATCATTATGAAAATCCTAAACAATAATATCTATTGGTGTGATTTGCCAAGATATAGCAATACAGTACTTTGCAAAAGGAGACCTTGTATCGTTATTTCAAACGATATTCAGAATAAAGTAAGTGCTACAGTAAATGTAATTCCAATTACTAGCAATTTAAAAAGAACGGATTTACCATGCCACGTTATGGTAGATACAGGACATGAATATGGAATGGCGAAAGCCGAACAAATTTTAACGATCAACAGAGAAAATGTTAAGTGGCATATAAAATCACTCGATTGGCAAGAAGCAAAAGAAGTAAAATGTGCATTATTAACCCAGATTGGAATTATCTAAATGCCTAAAAGAGATACAGAATACGAGCATTTCAAAGAAACCTGCGGAGGATGGTTTAATTACCATGGCAATATAGGTCTAAAAGCAGGGGATGTAGCAATGGCTACTTTATTTGATGAAACTGAATTAGTACAAATTGTATTAACTAAACCTTATACTTTCAATCGCTGGTGGTGTAAGATCGTTGGTTTCAATAGTGATGGAATTGAATATCTAGTTGACAGGACAATGATATTTCAGATTTTGATTGATAAAGACTACAACTTGCGTAGAAAAAGAAGAAAAACTTCTTAAAATCAATTTAAACACGTCTAGGAGTGATTCTAACGAGCAAAACAGATTGAAACGAGTGTTTGTTAGGGTAAATAAAGAAAAGGCTAAAAACACGTTTAAAACGATAAATATGTTTATAGCCTTTTTTATTATGCAAAAGAATTTAAAAATTTATTAAATTAGCTATGTGCAAATATATCGTGATACGTTAATATATGGGTGTAAGAAAAAGTACTTAGGTGCTTAGGAGGACATAACATGAAACAAGTACATATTGGGTATCACAGTTTTACAAATTCAGGAATCGTAGAAGCAGTAGCAAACGTATTATATAAAGACGATTTCAATGTTGAATTATTCGGTGTGGATTTATGGGCAGATGAATTGCCTAACAATTATCAGATTGTTGATTATGGGTCAAGAGAAACAATGCTAGTCTGCGAAGATGGCGAAATCATTGATGATGCAGATGAAATTGCAGAATGGGAAGAAAAGAACTGTTATTAAGCAATAGAAAGTAGGAGGAAAAGAAAATGTTGAAATGGAATAAAAGATTTATGCAATATGAATCAAATAAAAGCTTAGAAGAAACTATTGGAGCATTTGAAGGATATGTTGGATGCGTACATCCTAATGATGAATCGTCTTATTTCATTTGTAGTGGAGGAAGAATGAAGCTTTCATACGTACAGTGTACAGATGGTGGATTCTATGGAGAAAGAAGGGTATGTAGAATGCTATGTGATGGTGAATATGTAATGCCTAAGCCTTCAAAAGAAGTCGTAGCTATTGCAGATGCTTTAGAAAAGAAATTACAAGAAGATTTAAGATCGTAGGAGGGATGATGTATGGCAAGTGAAGCAAAATTAAGAGCAACTAAGAAGTATGAAAAAGCTAATATCAGGCAAATTCTTCTTAAATTCCATAAAACACATGATGCAGAGATCATAGAAAAGCTTAATTCTGTAAGCAGCAAGAACAATTATGTAAGACAATTAATCCTAAAAGATTTAGAAAGAGAAAAGAAAGAGGCTAACAACAAATAGCCTTTTTTTATCGACTTTTTTTCACACGTCTGCATCTAAAAATGGTATAATATATGTAGTTAGAAAGTACCTGAGAAAGACCAAATATTGCCACTTTCTAACGAGACATTTTTTACTTCTACTTACTCTTTATTGAGAGTGCCTCAGAGAAATCTGGGGATATTATAAGGGTGTAAGTGCAATATTAAATTGACGGGGGAGGGTGCAATAGAAATTATGCCCTATGAGTGCAATGAAAAAATGCCACCCCATTCGCAACAACGCCCCCAATTCGCAATAGCCACCCCAATCGCAACAGGATTTGCACGAAATGTGCCTATGTATCGCAACAGAGGTCGGGGAAAAAGAAAGAAAACAAGTAAATTCAGAGATATAGAAACGTCCATACAGTCATATATGCGTAATAAACACGATAAGTTCCATAATGTTTACACACGATTGTTTAGGTTGGTTCATAAATTGTCATCACGTGGTCATGTACTACTACTGAAATGAATAGGCAGATATTTCATTTCATACTCCTTTAGAAATTCTTAATATAAATTCTATATCTTGTCGATTGTATGGTTTAAGGTTCTGTATTAACAGAGCCTATATTATAAATAGTCTTAAGTAATTCTGCATATTTTAAAACGATTGATCTTTGAAAAAGCGATATATCTAAGTCCCTGAGCACATATATATAATAGGAAAGAGGCTCGGGGGAGATAAAGAGGGGTTTTGGCCTCGGGGGAAAGAAGAAGTGAGGAGCTACGTCCTCCACGGACTCCTCCAAAGCCTAATAGAAGAAGATATATACAGTATTATTACTAGTTTCATTTACCTATCAAGTTCTAATGAAGTTTGATGGGTTTTTTTATTGTTTTATTTGCTTTAATACTCATTTGTTCACGAAAAAATAAAGAATTCCTTTAAATAAAGGGCATTTTAAGTGTTCCAAAAAGAAAATTTTGTCAATATAAAAAATAAATTTTGTATTTTGTAATCGGCGAAAAATTTTGTATTTTGTATATTTTGTATTTTGTAAATTGTTCACGATATGTAGACAAAAACACGGTGTAGTACGAAAATTTCCGCTATTATATTCACGATTCGTGAACAAAAAGTGAAAAAAAGGTGGATTATATACATATATCGTGGTATAATAATAGTGTGAAAGGTAGGTGTTAACATAAAAGCAAGACATAAAAAAAGATCTTACTTCCATATGCTGCTAAACCTTTGGAAGTAAGATCATCCAAAAAGCGTATATATATAATTATAGAATGGAGTAAAGCCCCAAAAAATATATATACGTCCTTATTATAACAAAAAGGGGCTAAAAATTAAATATGGAACAAAAATATTATTATGGTAACCCTATTAGTGAATACGGTTTAGAAAATGGACGTGTAGACTATGCCACACTTGCAAAGGCTTTTGATGCCGTGTTAAACAATGACATCATGAACTTGACTTATGACATAGGTTCATGGGAGCAAGTGAGCGGTATTATTGACAACACGTACAAGATAGAAGAACTAGAAGAAAAAAGAGACGAGTTAGAAGAAGAAAACGAAAATAACCCATCGCAAATTATTGAAAATGAAATAAATGAAATAAATGAACAAATAGAAGAACTTGAAAACGAACAAAATGAATATCAAGAAGTATTTCAATGGTTTATTGTGGATGATTGGGGCGCTAGATTATTACAAGATATCGATGAAGTTGTTTACTACAATGAAAAACTTGATATGTATTTATGGGGCGTTACGCACTACGGTACTTCTTGGGATTATGTATTGACTAGTATTGCAATTAATTGGTAGATGTAAGAGTATGGAACTAAATAATAATGAACTAGCAGCAGTTAAAGACTGCTTGAAAAGATATATTGAATACAATAATAACGGGCTTATGTCTAGTTATAAAATAAAACAAAGTAACTTATTGCTTATGGATGAAAGAGGCGTTGACATAGATTACAGAAAAATGATCATATCAAAAAAGAACAAGCCTATATATAAGATTATTGAAAGATATTCAAATAAAACGCATAAAATGTTACTTGCAAAGTTAGAATACTTAGGGGTGTAGAAAATGACTAGAAATGAGTTTGATCTTATAAAAGAAGTAATAAACGAGCGTATAAAGTTGGACGACATAGGCCCAGCGGTTAGACTTGTTACATTGTATAACCGTCATAATTTAATTAATAATAGAGTTACAGAACGATTATATAATTGTATTAGAAATGGTATTTATGTTACGTGTAGTGTGTATGATGAATTAAAAGAAATAGAGTAAAAAAACATATGACTAAAATATATTTGAAAGATATTAAAAAATTGTGTAGTTGTATAGCTGGTTTAAGTTGTCAAACTATACGAACGAACGAAAAAGGCGTATTCAATAAAGGTTATATATATGCATATACTATATATCCTTATGGTAATTGTATTACATTTCAATTCATTGAAAATGATCATCATACTTTTAATTCATATTCTAAAAAGTTTATGTTTGCTCAGCTTTTAAGATATTATAAAAAGGGCTTAAATAATTGGATTGAATTATATAATAATGATTGTTTTAAAACTAAAAGAGAAAAAAAGAGAATGAATTATTATATTAATAAATTAAATGAATTTGAAAGGCTACTAAATGATTGATCAATTGTCAACTATACTTGTGTTTATTCTACTTGTTGCGTTTCTCTTTAAATATTGGATATGGATTATATTATTATTTATTGCATTATTTATTATTATTTGCTTGTTATGCTAGTTAAAACTTTAAATATTTAACTAGCTTTTTTATTGTCTTTTTTCTTCTTGTTTTTTTCTTCTTGCTGCTAAAACTATTTGCATGATCTTTATTAATTGTTTATGGATTGAATACATAAATATATATGTGTTTGGGGTCATGGTTTGAAAAACGCAACAGGAACGGACGACCATACACACCCCATGGCTTCCCTCTCGACCAAACCACATTTTTTATATCTAGCACTGTATTAATCAGAGTGCTAACACAAACCACCCCCTTTTTTAGATAAAACTTTTTGGAAAACGAAATTTTACGTTTTGAAAAAAATGAGTTCATGTATTTTTGCGAGGGGTAAGAGAGTAGTAGACGAGTAGTAAGTGAGGGGTAAAAACGTCCTCAATAAAATCATTTATAATGTAGGGAGGTAGAGAAAGAGAGGATGAGAGTATGCCAAGGGCAAAGAGCGTTTCAGAATTAAAGCGTGAGGATGAGGCTAAAAGATTCTTTGACGAGTATTCAAAGAGTGGGAATATTACGAAGTCCATGCAAAAGATTCGTCCTGATTTAAGCGATAAGAGTGCTTATAACAAGGGATATAAGATATTAAACAGTCCTTTATTTAGGAATGTCATACATGAGAGGGTAAAAAAGAGAGACCAAAGGAGTGTTATGACGGTAGAGCAACGTAGACAGTGGCTTAGTGATAATATTCAAGACGAAGAAAAGGACATGAAAGACAGACTTGGATGTTTAAAGGAATTGAATAGAATGGATGGCATTGGAAAGAGCAATATTTTAAATGTTGGAAGTGTAAATAATATTACTGTTGAACAGAAAAGAGCGATTGCAGAGGAAAGAATCAACGATATATTAGGAATCAACATGGGAAGTGAGTTTTTAGATGCCGAAGTAATAGAACGCGAGGAGGATGGAAATAGTGAAGAAACAGACTCTTAGTGTTACGGAACAGTATTCTAAGGATGTAGAGGACTTAAAGGAAGCTAAAGCTATTAATAAGAGCCAAGAAGAAGTTGTTAGATTGTTGAAGAAAGCTACCCCGAAGTATAAATTAAAGAATTGGACGAGAGGATATATCCCCGAGCATTACAAACGATTAAATATTTCTAGACAAGAAGCTTTTAGACTTGCGGTTATCGGTGCAAGAGAGGCTTTGACATATTTTCAAGTCAATCTTCACTTTACACAAGCTATGTTGTTCGGTGCGGTTGTAGAGGGTTACGATACAATCTATGCAATTACTACTTCTCAGTATGGTAAAAGCTGGACTTTAGGAATGATCGCTATTTATCGTGCGTATAAAGGACATCAAGTACGAATTGCGGCCGCAACAGGAGAAACCGCTACTATCATCATGTCCAAAGTTATCGGACATTTACAAAATGCAGACGAGTCTATTCAGAGTTCTGTATTAGATTCAGGAAACAAGATTGAAAAATTACAGACTTCTACTTCCAAGACTAAAATTTCCTTCAAGGGTGGAGGATGTGTAGAAATCGTTACATTAGGTGGAAACAGTGTAGACCCAAAGAAAAACAACAACGCTATCGGTAAGGGTGGAGACTATATTATTGACGAAGCGGCCCAAGTCAGTGAAGATGCGTATGCTGAGATAGGACGAAGGGAATTTTCAAGTGTTGACGGGTCAAAAGAGCTTGAAATTGCTATTTCCAACCCTCACAAACGAGGAGAGTTCTACGATTGCATGACAAACGACAAATACCCCGAAGGAACATTAGTTGTTTGGATGGATGTCCGTACTGCTTACGAAGAAGATCGTATGAAAAGTGCATCTCAGATACTAAATTCTCATTTTTACAAGAATAGAAGTACTTGCCAACGTTATTTAGTATGCGAATTAGAGGAATTTTCAGACGAAAGTATGTTCAAAACCATGACTTTAGACGATGATAAAGTCGATAGTTCCTATAAAAAGCGTTTTTTCTTAGGCATTGACTCGGCTTATACAGGTAAAGATGGTATAGATGTTGCTTTATGCTCTCAAAATAGATACGGAAACTGCAAAATCGAGACAATTTACAATCTTAAAGAGGGTGTTTGGGTGCAAGGAGTCACATCTGAGAAGATTATTGCCAAGATTGTTAAGATTATCGAGACATTAAACATCAAATATGTTTGTGTTGACGTTGGTTTCGGTACATGGTTGACCGAAGGATTGTCAAAATACTCTGATAAGCTAGGATTTATCCTTGAGGGTGTCAATTTCCAAGGAGGGCCAACAAAAACACGTATCAAAGCAAGACATTACAGTGCAGCTTATGCATTTAATCTAAGAGCGGAAATGTATTTAGACTTTCAGCAGCTAATGGACAGTAAGAAATTGACTTTCACAACGGAAGTTGCAAAAAGATTGAAGCCTGAATTGCTTGCTACAAGGACTGTATCGAAGAACAATAAGAAGATAGCCATTATTCCTAAAGAGGAGATAAAACAACGCTTAGGACACTCTCCTGATGCCCTAGATTCCTCAGTACTTTCTGTCCGCAGTTGTTTAATGTATAATCTAAGCAGTGAAATACTTGCGTATGCAGAGAACGATTAGGAGGTGCTAATTTGAGTCGAAGAACAAAGAAAAGACAAAAGGATAGAGTTAAACTAGCATCCAATACCTATGTGTCACCTAACATTTCGCACAATATTCACAGTTCTAATGCAGAAACCGAAGCCGAAAAGGTAATGGAAGCTATGTTAAACTGCAATTCAGATTGCATCAACGGATTTATAAAGACAAGCTTTAAGAATCAGTTTGATGAGATTGATTGGATGATAGACAATCTACCAACGCTGCCATATGTTATCGGTAAGGTAATTGACTTTATATTCTCAAACGGCATCACAACGGGTGATGAGAATTTAGACAAGAATGTTCTTATGCCATTCCTTTATAGACACAATGTACAGGGTGTAACAAACTATTCCGTACTTCAAAATGCTATTATGCAGTCATTATTGTACGGAAAGTGTGGTATTCGTTGGATAGACGAAGATAAAGGAATTGTTACAGAGAATTATCGTAATTATGTTTCTATCATGCGTGAAGATGATGAATATAAAGGCTTTAGAGTTCCTATCTGTTATGCCATGTCAGCAGATGATAAAGAACCTATCTCATTAGGAACAAAGGAAATCGACTTTGACGAAGCGTTATTCCTTCAAACAGGCAAATTAATGTCCAAAGACGGAACAATCATTGTAGAAATTCCTGATAATTTCTGCAATTTAAGAAACGGAACAGACCATGAGAACGGATTATCTTGTTTATTACGTGATAAACAACGTCTAAAGCTATTAGGTGCGGTTTACGAGCGTTTGAATTACGATATTCAGTATGATGGCCCAGGACGTTTGATTTTTTGGCTAAAAGATGGATTTGCCAAGGGAGATACGATTGATTTATCGGCTTCACAAGTGCTAGACGAATCATCAAGTTCTAAAGCAGACAGAGCCGACAAAGCAAGAATTGAAGCTAAACGTGTAGGTCAGGAAATCAGAAATTCAAAATCAGACAATGTAATCCTTGCAAGTTCTATTTTTGATAAAATGGATCACTTGCCTCGTGTTACAAAAGGTACGGAGTTCTTAGAATACCTTCAAATGAAGGAAGGTTCTATTATTTGTCAGTGTTTCGGTCTTACTCCTGAATTAATTGGTTTAGGGGATGTATCAGGAAACGTATCTATGGAAAGAATCATAGATAATGCCATGACAAACACAATCGTACCAATGCGAGAAAGGTTCGCCACTCAAATTTCTCCTATGTTAAGCGAGAAATTAGGTGTACCAAAGGTTTATTTTGATAAATACGAATTGAAAGAACAACAAGACAAGTCTGCAAAGACATATAAATTGGCCTTGTCAGTTACTCAAATCGTAGGTGCTATTGTCAACGGAGCAGACCAGTTAGACAAGAGCACAAAGAATTACATGATGGAATCAGTTACTAGAATGATGGATTCTATCGAAAAAACGCTATAGCGAGAGGAGAAAATAAAATGGAAATGGATATTTTAAAAAGTATCTTATCTGAAAATGAGGTAACACCCCTAGGAAGTTTGAATGGGACTCCGTTATATTCATTTGAAGATGCACAGAGAATCAACAAAATTGGATTGGTAAAAGAGAAAATCCAAGGTAAAGAGGTTGAATTTGGTGAAAGACCTATGCGACCTGATGGTTTAGGATATTTAGAAACAAAAGCCAATGCAATCGCAGTTCCAACTTCTTTCTTTGAGAACAGATACAGAAAAGTTGAAGTAAAAGAGACGATTGTTGATGAAAAAACGAAGAAAGAAAAAGAAGTTGTTAAAGATGTATATTACGAAGTCGTAACAGATTACAGAGCTTGTAAAGAACAGGCAAGTTCACGTGTATATACAACTACAATTCCTGTATATCAGATTGGAGCTAAGAAAGATTCAAAAGGAAATGCTGATTTATTCTTAATTGGTCGAAGAAATATTTCAGATACAGACTTTATCAACGAGTTCAAAGGCAAATTGAACAAAGAATCAATGGTCAAGATTCTTAAATTGATTGGTAATAACCAAACAGAACAATTAGAAGATACATTAGAGTTTTAATTAGAAGTAAAAAAGTAGAAAAAAACAAGGCAATATTTGGAAATAAACAAAAGGTATAAACAGTTTTCACTGTCTATATAGATTTTTGCATATTTCGAGGTATTGCCTTTTTATATGCAAAGCAACGAAAGGAGATACATAAATGTCAATTAAACGTAGTTTCACTGTAAAAATCACTTTTAAAGAAGGGTACGGAGACCCTATCACTTTAACAGGGAAAGATGCGACTGCTTTTAACACTGCTTGGCATAACAAAATGAATGACCAAGACGGAGCTATTGGATTTGAATGGCCAGTTATTACGACAACAGGTGAAGCACCTAGTCAAAAAACAGTAACAACTTGGACTTCGTTCTTATTCTGCAATGTAGCAAAAGTAGAACGCTCAGAACAAACAGAAACAAAGTATACAGACGATCAATGCCATGATGCTTAGAAGGAGAGACCATGCAAAACAACGTACAAACTATTAACGGTGTTACTTGGTTCGATTCCCTAGAAGAAAGAAATACTTTCTTAAAGCAAAATGGTAGACATGAGTTCGCATTGGAAGAAGCAGCAAAGAACGCAAAACAGTATTTGAAACTTCTTGATGTAATAGAAGAAAAAACGCAAATTGACGTTTATTCAAAATTAGATAGCGGTACTTTGCTATACGGATATGTAGTTCTAGAACCTAAGAAGAAATACAAGATTCCCGAAGATAAAGTTTTGTTAGAAGCACTTAGAAACAAAACTATTCAAAAAAGATATGATTCCACAATGGAAGAAATCTTAAAAGGAGCAAAGATTCCATACGAAGTCAAGAAATGTAATTCATGTGGTGGAAGGATTCAGAAATTATTCTATAAGCCCGTAATCGTAGTAGAAACGGAGACTAAGAAATAATGCCACAAAAGAAAAGAGTTCCAACATATGTAGCAAGCATTAAAGATAGCCTTGATCGTAGAAAAAAAGGAAAAGCATTTTACGACAATGCAATCACTTTATCGAGCGTAGATAAAGAAAACCATTATGTCAGTGTGAACCTATCCTCAGGGTACGTAGAAAACAAGCCTACACGTCTTATTGACGAGGGGGCAATAACATATGAGGGTGGAGATGATATTCGCCTATACATCAAAAAAGGGGCAGTACAAGCATTCTACGATAGCTTGAGTTCTGATTATGTAGGATATATCAACTTAGCTCACATTGACATTACATCACTCCCTTTAAACTTAGGTACATGGACTAAAGATGATTTAACAGTTGTCGATATTGGGGATGGAAGAAAAGGTCTTGATGTAAACGTCAAACTAAATAGGGAATTGCACATAGTGCAAGATTTATTGAAACAAGAAATACCATTGAGTATTAGTGCAGAACTGAGAGGAGAGCTCGATTATGATGCATCATTCAAATTTTGTGCACCTTTCTACGACACAATCGAGATTGCAGGTTTCTCAGTTGTTGCAAACCCAGCCAATGTAAACAGTACAGGCGAAAATTTAAACAGTAAAGGAGACTCAGAAATGAACCTATGGGAAAAGATTTTAAAGTTGAGTTCTGAAAATAAAGAAGAAAAGAAGAATGAAGCTTTAGAAAAAAAAGAAGAAAAAGAACCTTCTAAAGAAGAAAAAGAGCCTGAAAGCAAGGCAGAAGAAACAGAAAACAAAGAAGAAGCTAAAAAAGGCGAAGAAACTTTAGAAACTGTTGAAATGTCTAAGGATGATATGGAAAAAATCAACAAATTCATGGATGCTTTTGAAGCTTTAAGTGCAAAAGTCGAAGCATTAGAAAAAGAAAATGCAGGCTTAAAAGAAAAATTAGAAAGTTCTAAGAAAGAAAAAACAGAATTTGAAAAGAAAGCAGAAAGTACATTAGACAGATTGTCTAGTTTAATCTCAGGACAAGCTAAAGGAGAAGAAAAAAACGAAGAAAAATTATCTTCAACTCCTAAAGCTAGCGGAGATTTATGGGGATAGGAGGTAAACCATGTTAGATTTATTATTTACAAATCCTGATAACACATTATTAGAAAAAATGGCAGTTACACCAGGAATGGTAGAACGTCTAAGTTCTAATATCGAGGATTTAACATCATTCTCAAGAGCTTATATTGATTATGAAAAAGCAAGACAGAATTTAGCAGCAAACGCTTCTAAATCAAATGCAGGAACAATTGGTATCAGTACTGATTACTCAGACAACTCACCAGCCAATCCATTCCAAAACGTGTTCCCATTAGTTTCTTGGTTAATGAACACACCAGCTTCACGTAAGATGCAAGGTGCTATGAACCGAGGAGCATGGAGCGTTACAAAAAATGAAGATGGCAAATTCTATATTCAGTTGCCATTCACATACGGAACAACAGAACCTAAATCAACACAAGGTGAATGTTGCTGGGTTCCATTAGATTTAGCTAAATGCGGTAGCAATGCACCATTAGCATTATTGTGTTTAAAGAGCTGCGAGCCTATTATGGATAGCTTAGTAAACGAAACACGCAAAATCAAATCTAATGACATGATTTGTTACTTCCAACGTGAAGGAGAAACTATTAAAGAAGCTCAGAAACGCATGGATTTAATTTCAATGGCATACTTCACTGCTATTAACGTGATCTTAGGAACAATGGCTACAGGTACTGCAACATTAAAACCTTTCCATGGATTATTGGAAGTAATGGAAGATAAAGCAGTTATCAAAATCGTAGGTACAAACGTATTATCTGCATTTGATTCAGTTGCATTACGTTTAGCAGCATTAGGAGATGGCGATTACAAATTTGCTTGTCACCCATCAGTACTTGAAGGTATTAAATCTGTTATTGTTCCAGGTAAATTCAACGGAGAATATCCTGATGGATGGACTCGCAATAAAGAAACAGGCGAAGTCGCATTTAAAGGACATGGATTTATCGCAGATAAATTAGTTCCATGTGATATTACTGCTGGTACAGGTGATGTATGGGTATTAGAAGGAAATACAGTAGGTTTGGTAATGGGAACTACTTTCCAACCATCTGAAAAATTCCAACGTCATACATTCGGTGCTACAGATACTCCATCAGAAGGATGTGGTACTCAATGTGATTACTACTACAACTTTGGATGTGCATTTGGAACAGATGCAAACCGATTAATGGTAATCCAAGGTATTCCAATGTCAGCAGCTACATTAGGAGATACATTAAACGGATTAGACCTTGTATTAAAGCCAACAACTATCGTACCAATCAACATTGGTGAATAATGTACGAAAAAATTGTCGAACAATTGAAAAACTATTGTTCGTGCATAAAGGAAAGCGATTTAGAAGCAGATAAGCTTGAAAAGAATGTTGGAGAACTAATTGATTTAATTAGTACCATCACTTGTTGGAAAAACCACCCATGTGAGACTTTCCTCTCATCTCAAAGAGAGGAAGTCTTTGACATAGGCGAGTTTAAGAAATGCGGTTGCGATTCAGGAATTGTTCGCATCCCACTATTCTATCCAATGATTGACCCAACAACGATTGAAGTATCTGTTATCACTAGAGAAAGAATTACATTTACTACTCACAAACTAGAAGTTGATAAAGATTTTTCTTACAACCCATACGATAGTATCGTGTACGTTGATTTATCAAATGTCGACTACAAAGATGAGTGCAATTGTGGATGTGATGAACTATCTAAAATCGTTGTCAGTTATGTAGCTGGATATGAAACGATACCAGAATGTCTATTGCCTGTATTCTGCGACTTTCTACAATTTGTTATCGCAATGAATAGATGTGAATGTGGTTGCAGTTCGTGTGAAGAAACGGATGGTAGTGATGTTCTTATCTCAGAGGAAAACTCTGATGCTCAGATTTCAATTAGTATGTATGTTCGTGAACATATTACAAAAGCATATTCAGAGCAATTAGGTATCTTGTCAGTATGTAATTCAAAAGACATATGGGTTGGTGCAGTAGTATGAGAATCAAATATATTGGAATGAAAAGTTCCACAAAGAAAAATGGATGCCCTGTATGCGGTGCAAAAGCCAAATCAAACACATCTTACGAGTATTCAAAACGTATGTGTTTGCCTAGTGGCCTAGTAAAAATCTTCCTTATGAACAAAGTTGAGGAAGTGTCGTATGAAGATGGTGTATTCCTAAAAGGCTTTAAATACGTCTATGGAGGCAAAGTTTATTACCCCTTTGTCGAGGTGTAGGAAATGCTAAAAGGCCTCTTAGAAGATGTTATAGAAGCGTGTGAAGAAGAATTTGAAGGATTAGCTAGTGAATTAGAGGGAACAATGCGTGAAGAAGCTCCAAAAGGCAATCGTATATATGCTCAGAGAATGTCTAGCTCACCTTGGAACGAATACAAACCAGGTGCTTTAAAGGATTCAATCACAAAAGAAAAAGTATCTAATACTGAGTATCTAATCGGTGTAGATGCAGACAAACTAGAAAAAGATTCTAGAAACCCTTCTCACGTTGATTACTCCCCAATGGTACAGAATGGAACGAAACGAGTTTATACGCTAGTACGTAAAAACGGAAGGCCATTTGTTTGGGTAGATGAAACGGGAAAGAAACACTTTGCATACAAAATTAAGATGCCACCTAGAAAGGCAAATGATTTTGTTGCTAGAGCGGTATCTAGATTTGATGCAAAAGTTAAATAAAGGAGATTAAAAATGGAAGAAAAAGTTGTAAAAGCTAAAAACACTCCTGAACAAAAAGTAGATGTTCAAGCATTTGTTTCACGTAAGCTAAACGCTTTAAACCAGTTAGGCGGAGCTAAAGCAGAGCGTGCTATGGAGCGTGTACTAAAAGCTACAATGGGAGGGCAAAAATAATGCCTAACTGTAATATTAACAAAATTATTAGTGACAAATTAAGTGTCTCTAAATTAACTAAAACTCAAGAGATTGATATTACCATCATGAGTGATATTGATGCTTGTTTAAAAATCAATACTCGTAAATTTGAAAAGATTACAGGTACTGCAAGTGCTTATACATCACGCACTATTGCACCTGATTTAATCAACGTTTGCGAATCATTTGGATGTAAGAACACAGGTACTTTGTTCATCACTTCTAAAGAAACTGATGCAACAGGTGCAGACGGAAACAAAGTACACACAAGTGGTGCAGTATTTAAAGCATTGAAGAACGCATTAGATTTTGCAGCAGGTGTTGTTTACTACTATGTAAATGTTCCTCAAGCAGGCACTTATACAATCACAACAAAGATTTCAGATGTTTTAGATCATGAAATGGCTAATGCAGATGAATATACATCTACTTTAAAAGCAGATAAAGAAGGGTTCTACCCTGTACAGATTGACTTATCTACTGTTCCTACAAAGGAATCAGGAAAAGGATGGGAAGCAAGTACATCAGGTGTCCGCTTAAGTATCGAAGTAGCGTTAACAGATAAATCAGCAGATAGTATCTTGATTGGTATTTCTTCAATCAGTTTCTTTGAAGAATTTGCAGATTTAGATTCTAACAACGACATTAAAGTAAGCTGCTTATCAGGATTTGACGGTGACGACACTGTAGACCCTGTAGACACAAGTTGCTTTGATGATTCTTATGATGATGATTCTGCTTCTATTGAGCGTTCATTTACGGGTACTCAATTAACATCTAACTACTTGACTATGAACCCATTCATTGGCAAGGGAGATAAATCTCAAGGCTTTATGATGCGTACTCAGGAAGTAGTTATTGAAGCAGATAAAGAACATCCTGAATATGGTTCAATCCATATTGCAGACCACTATGTTGAAGAATGTGGATTTATCTATGCAGCATTGAGCGACCAATGCAATATCACAGATTCTACATTGAACCGAATCAACACTCCATTGTTAGCTAACTTAGATGAGTCTCAATACCAAGTATTGAACAGTAAAATCAATCCAAGTTTAGATATTGAAGGTTCAAAAATTTACTTCAACAAAAACTTAGTAGGTAAAACATTAAAAATTTCTTATCCAATGACTGTTGATGTATTGCAACATTATGTAGCAAACAACGATAGCTTAAAGAACAAGAGAGCGAAAGTTACAATCACTCGTTATAGAAGTGATGGAACTGCCGAAGTATTTACTTACCACAATGCAAAAATTACTTCATTCCCAATGGGTATCCCTGATGACGGAGCGTTTGAATTTAGTTTAGCGTTCAAGAAAGATACTCGTGGAAACTGGTATGAAGTTTATGTAGTAAACAAAGCTAACGCTAATTTATAGAAATTGAGAGGCAAATGAGATGGAAGAACAAAAGATTTTAGAACCAACACAATTAAATGCCATGATTGAAAAATTAAAAGTAGCTCGTGAGGATGACACTCCTCACGCAGTCTACGGCAATGGTGGTGAAATTGCAGTTGTTGGCGATGCAAATAAGACAGATGTTAAAACAATTGATATTGAAGTGAATTTCAGATTCACCGAAAAAGAAATCAAAGAACATAAAGTTGATGTTCCTGAGAACGCTAAACGAGTAGGACAATACGTAATGTTCGATAAGAAGTTTGAAAATCTAACATTATCTCCTAGACAAGATATGAAGATGGTAGAAGCTTTAATTGAAGTAAAGCCGTTGCTATTGGATGCAGAAAAAATCATTGACCCATACAAAGAAAAATTCCAAGAAATTGAGGAATATTATGGTCACAAATTCATTGAAGAAAAAGATGGAAACGTTACAACAGATGCAGACGATGAAGAAGTGAACAAAACTATGGTTCAGATTTATGAAGCGTATATGCACGAAGCAAACGAACAGATTTTCCATTTATACGCTCAATCTTCTACAAATTTAGTTGATGGACTTTATAAAGTTGTTGCAATTTTCTTAGGATTAGATGAATTTTATGAGGATCACATGATGCAATATTCAGTTTTAACTTGCATGATTAACCTAATTATCAAATATCCTGAATTATTCAATGAGGTAGAAACAGTTTTTATCAAATAATTGATAAGGGGGATGATAAAAAGGATTCGGTAAAAAAAGCAAAGTCTTATTTTGCAGAACTAAATCTTTATTCAGCCATGGCTCATTATGTCGGTAAAGTTCTAAAAATACGCCCCAATGAGATATTAGACCATTGGGGCGTTTCTGAATTAGTTGTTGCCTTTGGCTACTACGCAGATCAACAAAGTGATAAAACATGGAACGAAATTAACGAGGCAAATAAAAATTCTAATAAGAAAATACCTCAAATTGACAGATATATGGTTCGTTTCATGCCAAAAACAGATTTAGCGAAGGAGTCCGAAGATGTCAGTACGTGAAGTCGGTGCTAGGTTAATCCTTGACATTAAGGATGCCAAAGCAAGATTGAAAGAACTTGAAAAACAAATAAAAGAAATCGAAAAAGCCAAAATTCAATTTGCGGCCAACGCTGCAGAATTGGATAGGTTGGAAAACAGATTAAATGAAATAAAAAAAGAAAGAGATTCATTAATGAAACAAAGGCTTGCTATGCAAGTTGATTTGGGCAATTTAGCTAATTTAAGAAATAAACTAGCTGATATTAATGACGATATTTCAAATCTAAAAAAAGAATTGTATTCTCTGAACAATAAAAAATTAGCTATCGACATTGAGTTAAAGCAAAACGCAAATGATATACAAGATGTATTAAATGACAAAACTTTAAGCGAAGGTAAAAGAGATGATTTGCTTAAAGGATTGTACAATATGCGTCAGCAACTTAAATACGAACTTAACGAAGTTGGTATTGAGATGGATAAAATCCAACAGAAAATAAACAACTTCAACAAAGAAAAAATCAAAGTAGAAGCTGATATTTCTGCTTTAAAAGATGTCGAAAAGTTGACTGATGAGATTGACAATTCAATTGCAGATTTAGATAAAGAAGAAATTGATATTAATGCTAAAACAGACAAATTAGAAAATGCCAATAAGCAGCTAGGCGATATGATTTCAAAAGAAGGCGAAGTCAACAATACTACCGCAGATGTTAAGTCACAGATTATCGGTTTTGAAGATAGCATGAATAAGCTTAACAGACTTCAACAAGCTGCTAAAGCATTAAAATCAGCTAGTAAGATTACGTTTGATGTCGGAAATAAGATGTCAAATCTAGGCTCTAGTATGTTGAACATTGCCAAGAATTTTCAAAACAATCCAATAGGAGATATTGGACGATTCTTAGTACAAGGTGTTGGATATTCTAGTTTGTATAGATTGACTTCAGGTGCACAAAACGCAATGGGCGAAGCAGTTTCAAACGGTGTTAAAAGATACGATACTATTAAAGTTGCGAAAAGAACATTGTCCACTGTAGTAGGTGATGTAGACGATTCTACAACGAAAATCCAAAAGATGATTGATAACCTAGATGAAAGCATTTTGGGCCTACCAACCACTTTAGATGATGCTCTAAGCCATGTTACGAGATTTACTTCAATCAATCATGATTTAGATAGGTCTCAAAAGCTATTCTCGGCAATTAATGATTCCATTTTGACATTTGGTGGAGATTCTGAGGGAGTAAACAATGCGGTTACTCAGTATTCTCAAATCATGGGTTCTAAAATGGATGCTCGTACATTGAGATCAATGGAAGATGCAGGTATGACACCAGCCTTAACTGCTATTGCAAAGAAATTTAATATGTCATTTGCAGAGTTTAGGGATGCATTTACAGGGCCAAATCCAACTATTTCATTACAACAATTTGAAGATGCTCTGATTGAATTGGATGAAAAAGGTGGTGGTGGCCTAAATTCGTTGGCAACTATGGTTAAATCATCTGTAGCCACAATTGGTAATGCTTTTGACTTAATCCCTAAGAGATTTAGTAAAGCCGAAGAAAAGTGGTTAGGTGCATTAGATGAGGTTTCAACGGAATTAACAGGAGCTACAATCTACGGAAATATCTACAAACTTTCTCAAAAAGTTGAAGGCTTAGGAGATATAGGAGCAAACTTCATTAGAGGTCATAAAAAAGAGATTGGCGAAGGTATAGACTTCATTAAAACGAAGTTCTCTGAGTTATGGGGTGTTTTAAAAACATTCAGTTTCAAAGATTTTATTGGTGGATTTAGACAAGGATTAGATGATTTCAAAGGAGCAATTGATTTCTTCAAACCTCTTGTTAGTGGTCTATATAATTTCGTGAAAGATAAAATCACTGAAATGGGAGATGGAAGCTTTTCTAAGGGATTAGGACGTTTCGTATCAGACTACATCCAAATTGGAATTGGATTAAAATGGGCTGGTAGATTAATGAAACTTGGAAGTGGTGGAATTGGTCTTTTAGGAGATTTATTAAACATTGCTTCAAAATTCAAAGGAAAAAGTTTCAATATTCCTTTCCTAGGAAAACTAGGAAGTAAATTTAGTTCTATTAAAGATGTATTCAAGAGTTCAGATGAGATTACTGCTGCGACAGGCACTCCAAAAACTTTTGATGCAGAAGGATTTAAAAATAAATTATCTTCATTAGCTATCATAGCTGGTGGGGCAGGAACAATTATTCTTTATTGCAAAGCGATAAAGGAAATTGAAAAGAATGTTCCTGATGACATTACTACATTGCCTATGCGATTAACAAATCTATTCTCTGTAATGGGATTAATGATGGGGGCTAACACACTTAATGCAGGAGTTTCAAAAGCATTAGAGATGAACAATGCCTTAACAGGATTGGCAATGATGATTGGTCAAGGCGGAGCTTTATGGCTATTTGCAAAAGCTATGCAAGAGCTAGATAAGACTATGCCTGATGGATTCGACACATTCAATGATAAGTTATTAGGTTTATTTGAATGCATAGGCTCTATGACACTTATTACAGGTATTCAAGGTGGTGCTGGTGTCCTAACGGGTGGAATCACTACATTGGCCCAAGTGTTAGGAATGATAACAACAACAGGACTAGCTGGTACGTTGATTGCTTGTGCCAAGGCTATGCAAGAAGTAGATAAGAATGTTCCTTCAAACACAAAAGGATTAAAAAAGAAAATCCAAGGAATCATGGATGTCATAGATATGTTTGAAGGCGGAGGAACATATTCTTCTTGGTGGAGTCAAGTTATTAAAAGTTCTGAGTCTTTATGGAAAAATATGGAGACTTGGAATATTACTAGGATTCTAAAGAAACTTGTTACTATTGGAGAATCAATTTCAAAAGTACAAGGAATGAGTATTGATAGTAGTTCTTTCAACGATCAATTCAAAGATATTCAAGATGTAATCAAGAATATTAATGATTTTGAGTTTCCTACAGTTAGTACATCAAGTGCAACAAACATTGCAGATGCAAACAGTATAGTTAAGAACTATACAACAATGGCTTCTAGCCTTTCTAAGATGTCTAGTATCAATGGAAGTTCAATTAACGTTGAGAATTGTACAAGCATTTTAAAGAATGTAGCTAGTGTCGTTAGTGAAATGAAGAAGATTGTTTTCCCTGATGTTACAAAGAGTATTAAATCTAATTTAAGCTCTACAAATGCTCAAGAATTTCTAGATACATTGAAGATTTTGGAACAGATTGTTCCTGAATTTGGAAACTTGCAAGCAGTAATGACAAGTAATCCTTTACCAAAGGCGGAGGATATTAAAAAGACAATTGCTAGTATTTCTCAAGCAATTGGATATATTTCTGTAGCTGGTGTTGGAACAGGAAAAGACAAGAATATGTTGTCTTATAACTTGAAACAAATGCCTGATGCCGAGTTATTTACAAACGCATTAAATGCTATCACAACTTTAGGAGATATAATCCTTAAATTCGGTACTTTGAATGTTTATTCAGATGGTTTTGATTTTGAATCACTACGAGCAAACATCAAACAAATTGGAGATGTAATCAATGATTTAGCGACTAACAAAGGATTGACAAAAAACACCAAAAATATTGGCAATGTTGATACTACAGTTACTAAGTTAAAAACGATATGTGATAACTTAAATTCTATCGTTGGATTAAATCTAGACTTTGTTAAGGTTGGAGAAGTTACAACAGGTATTCAAACATTCCTAAACAATGTTAAAGGATTGAAAGTTGGAGAAGCTACTACAGATGTTGTTACAGAGGTAAACTCAATCGTTACTTCCTTCCACAACATGGCCGCGACTTTATCAAACATGAAGTCTGAATTTAATACCTCTGGTACAGATATGGCCAATGGAATTATTGAAGGTTTCAAAAGCATTGATATTGAAGGTTCATTTGGAACTAAGATTGATAATGCTAAAGCTTCATTGAAGAAGAAAAGCTTTAAATCCGTAGGTAAGAAGTTTGGAAAAGATGTTGTAAGTGGATTCAGTGAAGGTATCTCTAATATGTCTAGTTCAATCTCTAATCAGATTACTATGATGTATGGATATTCAACACGATTCACAGATTTAGGACAATACTTAGGAAGTGCATTTAAAAATGCGTTCAACAATCAATCAGGAAACATTAATACAGGCGGTACAACTACTCCTACAGTAAACAGAGGCAACGAATCAAAAGGAAACAATATGAAGTTTGCTAAAGGTGGCCCAGTTTACTTGAAAAAAGGCGGACAACCAATTGTTATGAAACCTAGTGGAACAGATACAGTTCCTGCTATGTTAACTCCTGGTGAGTATGTAATGAAACGTAGTGCAGTTAAGAACGCAGGTCAAAGCTTCATGGATAAAGTAAATAACATGGATTTGAAAGGTGCGTTCAAAGAATTGTCTACTAGATATGGTTCTCATGTTGGAAGTGTTGTTAATAAGAGCGTGACTATCAACAATAACGATAATCGTGTTACGAATAACAGTATTGCTTTCAACGAAGGAAACGAAAGAAGGCAGGCTATCAAAGTGGGTAGATGCTTGAGAGGTTTGGCATAATGACTTGTTATAACTTAAACCCATTAAAAACATACGTTCAGTTCAATGATCTTGTAATAGACAGTGCGGAGGAGATTTCCTCTGCCTCTCTAAAGCAAGATACAAAAACTGCAACGCAAGAATATAGTTACGGACATGGTAGTTATGTTGCTTTCCAAAAGAATCAACAGTTTCTTACGGAAGGTGATTTGTCCTTAACATTGAATTTTAATTATGAACATTTTCATGATGAAGATAGAAGATTCCTACGTGACTATTTCAATTTGAATTTGCTTAAACCTGGAAGATTATGGGCAATTCAAGATAACAAATTGATTTGGGCATGGGCCTATGTCACAGGATTTAGCGAAGATTACAAAAAATACCAAGGCTATTTATCAATGGATATTGATTTTAAGCTTTGGGAAGGTGTATGGCATATTGCAGATACAAAGAAAACATTCTTAGTTCCTTATTCTGTATGTAATATTCTCGATTGTGAGGATTTCAGAGATGTTCAAGAATGTGTATCGTGTTGTGTTACTTGCCCTCCTGATATGGAAACTTGCAATTCGTGTTTATGCGATTGTGGAGACATTACAGAGGAAACATCTTTATGTGTAATGGGTACTAAAGCATTGGAAGATTTTATGAATTGTGGCAATTCATATAAGATTGTCTACGATTGCATTAAAGGTGAACAAATTTTCGGTGATGATTTGATTAAGAATAAAATCTGTAAAAAAGATTATTGTGTTGAGTCAATTGCTGGAAGATTCTACAGTGGAACAGTGTTAGATACCGATAAAGTAAAATTGATTCTAGATGGTAAATTCCAAAACCCTGAAATCGAAATTAATGGAAATAAAATGATGATTCTAGGTGAATATGATGGAATTTTAACACTTGATTCAAGTTGGAACTTATACTTTACTGCGGATGGATGTTGTGCATCAGAGGAAGTAGATTTAGACAATCTAGTAATCGAAGATGAATTTGGATTCACAGTACATCATGGAATGAATAGATTAGTTGTCACAGGCTCATGTTGTAAGATGGCTTGTGTATATATAGATGTTGATGAACTTACAAATTAAGGAGGCTTGCAGTGGCAGATATTAAAAGTTATTGCACTGCTTGTGGAAAGTTAAAAGATAGCAGTGCAGAGTTTATCCAAAATGGTGTTACAGATTCAATCTGTACGTCTTTAGGAAACGATACAGGCTTAAATCCTGATAATGGCAATAATACGTGTACAGACATGGAAAATGCCAATGATTGCCTTACAAAAGGCTTGTATGACATCATAGACGGATTTGATTTGTGTGATTGGAAATTATTTATGAGTCAATATGCCAATAATGACTACAACATGAAAGCAGCTATGATTTGTTGGATGTGTGGATTGCAAGACCAGTTGTATAATCTTCAACTTCAAAATTTAGCAATTGAAACACAATATACTATTCAACAGTCTACACCTGGATTGAGCGTTGAAATTGACAGACAAGGTAATTTCACATTCAAGTATTCAGATTGGATTCACACAAGTGGATATACGAAGGTAGCAGATGGAGTCATTACAGGAAAAGTAGATTTCTGTATGAAACCTAATAAAGATAAGAGTGCTACATACAAATTCAATAGTGTTACATTGAAACACTATTCTTATAAAATGACAGGAGTTCAAGCTGGTTCAGCTCCTACTGTTTCAATTCGTGTTCCTAATAAGAGTGGATCGTTGGTATATCAAAAAATCACAAATGCTTCATTTGAAGAAGATATTAATAAAACAGTGGAATTAAGCATGAGTGGAACAGTAAAAGCTGGAGAAACAACGAATTGGTTGCAATTCCTTTCTATTTATGTTGATTGGCTAGAAGATGATGAAATATCTCTACACACTCGTTTTGTAAATGATAACAAAGTAAATTTCGTTATCTGTAGAGATTAGGAGGTACACGTAAATGAATAAAGATGTTTGTTCTGCTTGCGATTCTTTAAAAGCTACAAGCAGTAATTTCATTCAAAAAGGTGTAACAGATACTATTTGTGCAAATCTTAAAGCAAACCAAGGCTTTGAAAACAAGGGCCACAATAACTGTACAGATATGCACGATATGAATGATTGCTTATTAGGTGGATTGCTAGAAAAGATAGATACAATTGATGTTTGCGATACAAAAGAAGCTATCAAAGATTTGGAAAAGAACCTAATCAGTATCATGGATGTAATGATTTGTTCTGATTGTGGGCAATGGGAAGAAATCGAAAAGCTATGGGCAGAAATCCAAAAGCTTTGGAATGCTATCAGAGATTTACAAAATAAGGTTGGAAAACTTGAAGGCAGCGTTGGAGATATGTACAGTGCAGTTGAAAAGATTCTTACAAATCTTAAAAACAGTGGTGCATGGAAACAAACAGGAGATACTGTATTTGAAGGAAAATTCAATGACGGAAGAAGCATTGCAACAGGTAATATCAATATTTTTGGTGGTACTCCTGATGGAAACTCATACATCCGTACTAATAATGGAAGTTCTGAGAATGATTTGGCTGGTGGCGTTTAATGGCATGGCAAAACTTTCATGGAGCTTACGATAACACAGGGCCATACGCAAACGTAGTATTAGGTGGGAATCCAGGCGATACCGCAGACTTTGGATTTCCACTTGCTACCGCCCATGCTAAAGGGTATGGAAAAGGTATCAACTTTTCAGATGATGGAAACTATGGTGTTACTTTCACATTAGATTTAGTTGGATATGGTGTAACGGATGCAGGTAAATATACAGGAAATGGAAAGTATGTACAGTATGGCGGAAGATACAACTATATTTTGATCATTAGTGTTTCTAACAACAACAAAGCCTCATGGCGAGAGATTTATAATCAAGTAATATTCTCTCATGCAGATACATGGCCATTGGCTTATTCATCAGGTTGGGAAACAGTGGCACAAAACAGTCAATGGAGTGGCAAGTTACAACTTCCAACAGATACAACACACGTTAAAGTTGAATTAAGAGGTGAAGATGCTACATTCCCTTACGAGAATATATATTCTATCCAACAGGTTATCCCTGATTTTAGACCATGGTCAGTAAGAAAATGCGGTATATTCTATTCTTTGGACAGAGCTACAGGATGGTTTAAAAAGAGAGTTAAAGGCTCTTGGGCCACTATTGGCAAGTACAGTGCCGATAAAGCAAATAAAGAAAACCAAGGGTCAAGTAGAATTAGAAAAAATGGTAAATGGGTAGGACAAGGCAAAATTGGTAGTTAGGAGTAAACATGATTCCTTACTTTGAAATATTAGAATTTGGAAAAGTTAAGAAAAGATTCAGCGAGGCTTTAAGCACAATCAGTTTTTCAAATGAGTTGATGACAGTACCTGAAATGCAAATCACAATTCCTAACGAATACTACGATTTAATCTCAGGAAGAAAAGAAATGCGAGTAATCATGGATTGTGGAGTTTTCTACGGAATGATTACCGACTATAAACCATCTGTAAGTGGTTTAAACATATCTCTAACGCACGTAATCAATGAATGGACATACAGACAAGTCCCAACAAATTATGCGGTTAAAAACGCTCTTATAAAGAACGTATACGAAAGCGAAGATATGTATTATTCGACTCAGTGGAAGATGAATTTTGAAACTGAAATTGATAATGAAAAGATTGACTACGTTTATTCTAGACAATCTAAATTAGATGCACTTACTAAAACTTGCGAATTGACACCATCTGTTTATTGGAGAGTTCCGTTTACAAATGATAAGCAAGTGGAAATTGGATAAGATCGGAAGAGCGTCGTGT